CGAGTTAGTGGACGGACATCAGACGCGTTCAACTTGCCAGCGATAGGGCGGGTGATAGTCGTGCGAGCTTGCTGCGCTGTGGAGTGGACCTCCTGGCCGTCCGCAGGGGCGTCAGCGCGTGCCTCGCCGCGAATGTAATCGGTGGTGCCCACTCTTCCATACGTGTTGTGATCAGGGATGAAGGTGATTTCCTTGTTCTTGTCCCTGAAGCCTGCCGAGAGGAGGGGGTACTCATCAGGGTCTACTGCGATATAACGACCCTTGACTTGCACTTCAGCGGCGAGACGTCGGAGCTCGGCGGACATTGGTTCACTGTCACGGGCGTCATAGTCCCAACCAGCGGGTCTCCTTGACTGGACTTTGCCTTCATCAGTAATGTCATACCCCATCTTGTGGAGCGTGCTTCGGTAGTCACGGCTCTTCGTGATGATCAGCTTGTCGAGGTCGATCTTGATATCCTTCTGCCTGAGAGTTCCAAACACAGCACGGGCGTAATCCTTCAAGCCGCTAACACTGGGATATTCGGACAACATGGTTAGGATGTTGGATGGAACGAGAATGGACTCACGCTTAGAACCTGCCTTGAGTCCCTGCTTGGTGGTGAACCCGTGCTTGAAGAAATTCGACCCGAGTGGACGCTCGCAGTGGAATCCGTCAGACGTTGCAGAGACAACAAACTTGCAGAATGTCTCGCCATCTTCGTTCTCCCGCTTAACGACAGTGACTTCGAACCCAAGCATGTCAGCCATGTCCTCGATCGAGGATTGGATTTCCGTGTTGACTGGGACGAGAGTGTCGTCACCTTCAACACATGAATACGAGGAATCGCCGTTCATCTCCCGTGAAAGGTCTTCGCCCGTGGATATCCTCGCACAGAGTTTCTGGAAGTCTTGCGAGTAGGCGTTATCGTTAGCGAGATGAAGAGCGAGGCAGAACTGGTTGAACGTGTGAGTTACAAGGGTATTGAACAGAGATGTGGTCTTTTCTCCTGAGCACCTGGAGTAGAGAGCGAGGACTCTCCATGCTCTGTTACGTATGTCAAGATCAGTCTCGGTGATGGACTTCCAGAGTGCGCGCGCCTCCCAGCATTGCGTCGCTATCTCAATGGCGTATGCCTCAATGTCCTGGATTTCGCGGGACTGTGAACTGTCGTAGTTGCTGAAGTCTGTCTCGAAGCAGAACCACGCCTTTCCCGCGCCGCGCTTCATTCTGCGGGCAAGTTGGACACTGTTGGCGTGTTTGACGAATGTCTTGAGCTTGTAAACTTGATCTTGAGTGTAGTGGAGTATGCAGTGGGACAAGTCGCGTAGCAACACC